AAATTTATCAATGGTATTAAGTTGAGGGATAGAATCAACTAAGTTATTCAAATTATCTTCATTTGAGATATATTTATAAAATCCTCTTTCTCCTAAACAAAAGCTTTCTTCTTCATCTAAAAGATATAATTTATGAGAACCACCTTTCTTGTGAATATGTCCTGAAGCTAAAAGCATATCATATAACCCCAATGTAGGAGATAAACCAATACTCTTTCCTGTATCATCAGTAAAGTATATTTCACTTTTATAAGAAGCTCTTGGTGGAGCTACCTTATTTTTCTTGATTCTAACAGATACTTCTTTACCAATGATGATCTCAACACCTTTAGATTTCTTAGCTTTAACTGCTTTACCCCCAAAGAAAGCTAATCTTAATGAAGCGTAAAATTGCATGGCTTTTCCACCAACTGTTGTATTTGGATCTTCATAATTACTTGCTCCAACCTTATCTCTAATTTGATTAATGAATATTGAACATACTCCTAACTTAGTTAATAAGGGATTCCTTCTCCTCAACATAGTATAAACTGCTTTAGCTCTATTACCCATTTCAGCTTTTGCATCTAGTTGAGTAGTGTTTAAGTTCTCTTCAGTATCTAATGCAGCCAAACTATCTACTACTAATAATATAGGTTCATTATTAACTAATTGACTCCTATAATAAGTACATACTTCAGCAATCCAGTCAGCGATTGATTCAATTGATATTTCATTGATTAATTCTACTTCAGAAGGATCAATGCTATTCTTCTCGGCCCATTCATTAGTCCATACATTTTCTGCATCAACCCAAAGAACTTTACCACCCAATGCTTGAGTAGCGAAGGCATAATCATAAGCAACTAAACTTTTACCTGAAGATTCAGTTCCGAAGATCTCTAAAATTCTTCCGTATGGTATACCACCGCCTAACTGAAAATTTAATGCAGTCGAGGCACTTGGTAACCATAAGAATTTATCTCCTGATAAACTAATATCAGAAGCACTTTTAGATCCATATTTATCACGAATCTTATTCAGCGATAAACCTTTTATTTTCTTTTTCTTTGCCATAATAAAACAAAAAAGAGAGCTATCTCTAGCTCTCTAATTAATTAAGATTTTTTAACTCTTCTTTTCTTTTTTACGAGTTGTTGAAACTTTCTTCTTAACTTTTCTAGTTGATTTTTCATCAACTTTTGGAGAAGAACCTTCCATGATCTCATCATAAGTCATACCAAAATATTTTTCTACTTTCTCAAGAGTCTGTTCATAAGTTGGTAATAATTTCTTAACTTCTTCTTCTAAGTTAATTACTGTTTTCTTGTACTTAGAAGGTACAGGGGTATTCTTACAAGGTAAAGCTGAATACTCAGTGTCTTTTTGACCGGTTCCAACTCTTTTTAATTTGATATCATAACCTGTACTTGGGTCGAATGGTTCTCCCCAATCATCTTCAAGGTATAAATCGATGATATCCTGTTGAAGACTGTTTGCAAGTAAAACAAATTTACCTTCTTTATCAGCATCAATCTTTTTACCTTTATCATCAGAATAACCGAATCCGTAAATCAAGCCTTTCTTTTTAGGTACTATTTTCTTTGCTAAATCTTTGTTGTCAGCATCATCTGAATCTTTTAAGAAGTCATAAACTTCTCTTACTGCACAGTCTAAACCAAATGTTGATGGTGACACGAAACCTCCCAAATCTTTACCGAGATAAAAATAGTCAACATCAAATATAAAATCTGCATCTTCTGGTACAGGTAATATTCTGAATCTTAAAGTACCTTCTTTTAAGAAAATCATTCCACTACCCTTTCCAGAAGCTCTTTGTTCTAACTCAGCTTTACGCTTTTTCATTCTTTCTTTTAAACTAGCCATAAAAATTTAATTTTTATTTGATTAATATTATAATATAATAATTTAAAACTTAATTTGCAACTTTTTATACTAGACTTGCTTCCTAGTGTTCGCACTTAAGGTCTGTAATAAATAACTCCTTTGTTCAAAAGAATTTACTGCAGCATCTAAAATATCTACTTCTTCTGACAGTTTAATTACAGTATCATATAACTCAGTATATTCTTCATCATTATCAATGATAGCTAAAATATCTTCTTTAGTATAAGCTCTACCTGTTATTGGATTAGTCTCTTCTCTATACTCTTGCCATAACTCTGAATGTCTTTCAGATTTATCTTTCTTAGCTTGAGCTAACTTAGAAATTAACCGAGCTCTCAACATTAATAAAAACCCATAATGAGTTGGTTGATCCTTCAACTGTTCGTTAATGATATCTTCATTAACTCTTAGTTCTTGATGTAAATTAAAGTTAATCTTCTCTCCATTGTAATCAATAGAAATGTCCATAACTTTACTCTTACGTATTAACCTTTTTAATTTACCCATGATACATAGTCCTCATCTTTATTATAGCCTCTAAGATTACCCCATGATTTTCCAATCTCAACATCCATTTTCATCTGTATTAAATGTGATGGCCATTCGAATCCGAAGTATTCTTTAAGATTCTTAACTTCTCCAAAACTAAATAATTTAGGTACAGTTTCATGAACCTCATCAGCATTTATATAAAATAATAAACTATCATGAACTGTAGCTACTTCTTGTAATGATGTAGTTATCTCTCCTTTCAATATTGCTTCTCTAATCATTACTGATGTAAACAACGTCATATTAGAAGCAGTACCTTGAATAGGACTATTAATTGACTGTCTCTTAGCTCTACTTACTTCTCCACCATTATCTGACCAAACTTCTGGTAGTCTACGTTTAGTTCCAAATGGCATCCTTACAAATCCATTCTTTTCTAAGAAAGTTTCTTGAGATTTAATCCATTTAGAAACTTTAGGAAAGTCTTTATGAAAGTCTTCAATAAACTTAACAGCTTCTTCTGGAGTAACTGTAATACCCAGTTTCTTATCTCCTAAAGATTCTGATAATTTATTAGGACCCTGTCCATAAAGTATACCAAAGTTAATAGTCTTAGCTTGCTTTCTACGCATATTCCATTTGGGATATTCCTCATGATCTTCATCTTTATAAATCTTAAGAATCTCATCATAGTCCTCTTTATATTTCTTACATGCAGAAGCAAGGTGAAAATCCCTACCTTCTTTAAACCACTTAATCATCGTCTTTTCATTGGCTATTCCAGCTAGAACTCTTAATTCTGCAGCAGAGTAGTCCATGTGGATTAATACTTTACCCTTAGGACAAATAAACATGTTCTTAACTACAGAATTGGGTGAATCTGGGTCGTAATTCCTCGGTATTTGTTGCAAGTTAGGTTCACGGCTACTAAGCCTGTTTGTTACTGTCCCATGCAATAAAAATGAAGGATGTACAGAACTATTATCTGATAACTTATTCTTTATACCAAGTAAGAATGAAGTATATATCTTATTGTAATTACTGTACTCGGATAAAGTTTCTAGAAATGGTTCATCGTACCTTTTAAATAATTCTAATAGGGTATCTTTATCAGTAGAAGGAGCTCCTGTATCAGTTTCTTTGATAATATCAAATTTGAACCCCTTTTTTGATAAAAAGAATAATTCAGCCATTTGTTTACTAGAGTTAAGATTCAAAGGTTCAATAGCTTTTAACTCTTTCTTAGTTGAAAATTCTCCTGCACTATAACGAGTTAATTTATCATATCTATTCTCTATTCTCCTTTGGAATGATTTCCACTCTTTAGTTCCTACTTCAAATTCATCTTGGTCAGCTTTGATTTCATCAATCTCTTCTTCAAGCTCTTTTATCAGTTCTTTCTTAGCTTTTCTTATCCTATATTTATCGAACTTAGCTACTACTTTATGTTTTCTCATTTTAGAATCCAACTCATCAAGATGATCTTTGAATATCTTAATGTTCTTATCTAAAATTTTAGAGTCAATCTTCATACCAGTGAACTCGGCCTCTGATAAAACAAATGTAGCAGGTATGTATAAGTTACGGTATACATCATACAAACGTTGATCTTCCATTAACTTTCTTTCAAATAATAGAGCTAATCTCAATGTCATATCTGTATCAGTTCCACAGTATTTAGATAGAGGTTCTAAAGGTATCATATCCCAACCATGTTTTTTAACTAACAATTTGTTTTCATCATCATAGTTAGCATACTCTGGGATAAACCTTGCTGTTAATGGTTTTAATCCGTTTAGTGAATTCTCATCTAGAACATATTTCATTAACATACTATCTAAAATATACCCTTTAGGAATTGGTAAGCCATAAGATAATAACCACTTAATCTCATATTTTATATTATGAGCAATTTTAACAATTTTCTCATCTTGTAAAAGTTCATCAGAGATTAATTTCAATACGGCTTTATGAATAACTTTGAAAGGACTTTCATAATGTCCCAAAGGTACTACATATCTAGCTCCTGGTTGAAAGCTAATACCAATGATAGTTGCAAACCCAGTTGAGTCTGCAAAACTACCTTGGTCATCAGGAGTAGTAGTCTCAAAGTCAAAAGAGCAATAACCTGTTTGTTTACAATATTTTATTAATCTTTTAACTTCGGGTAACTTAGTACATATTTTAGTTTCATCGATTCTTAACATTCTCTAACTCTTTTATAGAAGTTTTTAAGATATTCCAGTCTTTCTTATAAGCATGTAAGCTAGTTATATCATGATATAGATACCCTGTTTGATAATAATTATCATCACCAAATTCTCTACCCTCATTTATTCTAGTTCTCATGTAAGCTTTAAATAACCAAGCTAAATAAATGTCATTACCAAAATGAGTTACTACATCAGCTGAACGTTGGGCATAGTTCAAATGAACTTTATTGTTTCTGATGAATACTTGATAGTATAATGAACATGGTACTCTCTTCTTACCACCAATATGATTTGGGTCTATATTGGGGTCCCATAAAGATATTACACATTGTCTAGAATCTGGATTTCTCCTTAATTCTTCAACTACCTGTTCAATTGATACTCTTAATCTTTCATTGTAGGTATAATCAAATTTACCCTCTTGATCTAAGAATTCTCTCCAAACATTTTCTCTTAACTTCCAAGCTTCACCGGGATTTGTAAAATCTTTAGCTACCCTTTCTTCAAATTCAGCATTAGCCCATCTTTTATTATTAGGGTTAGCTATAAATAAGTGTTCTGCAGCTCCTAATTTTAAAAGGCAATAACTGTATTTTGTAACCTCTTTAGTGATGAAGTCATCATTACCTTCAATGTTCTTATTTTGCATAGATTTGGGTTTTACTATATGACCCATCTCATATACATCTCTCATAGACTCTGATACTAACGCATAAGCGTTCTTATAAATTCTCATATTACTTCTTTTCTTTAGTTATTAAACCTAAGACATCCATTTGTCTCATTATTTTATACTTAATCCCTTTAATCTCAATGTCTATACCAGCGTAACGGTTAAATACTACTCGGTGACCTTTTTTAATATAAAGTTCTTCTGAATCTCCAACTCCTGCAACTTCTCCAATTAAAGATTCTTCCTTTGAAGTTTCTGGAATAAAAATTCCAGAGGAAGTTTTTTCTTCTGATTGTGGAATTTCAACTACCAATCTATCTTCATAAACAGAGAAATTTTCTCCTTCTTCTAAATTAATCTTGATTACTTTACTTTCCATCTCTTTAAAATTTAGTTAATAATTATTTATCTAAGTCCACTAGTTTAGATTTAGGTAAGTGGCAATCACCTATAAGCAAAGGATCTCTATTATGTGGATTTAATCCTTGTAATACCCAAGCATTTCTCTTATGCGAACCATAAGCTATCTTATCTGGATCAATTGATTTAAACTTCTTTACAGATTTCATAATCCTATCGTAGAGTACAGTTTTCTTAATTGGCTTCATGAATTTCCTTAAAGGTACTATAGAATCAAACATAGGAAAACTTAGACTACCTTGTAGATACATTTGAGTAGCGAATATTGATACTTTAAATCTTTGATTCTCTCCGTAAACAAATTTACCAATTCTATCTAATAAGGTTAAATCAAATATTAACCTCTTAGTCATTTCTGAAGATCTCATAGTAGCAGTTATCCTTGGTATATCTGAATAAGGCCTTCTTGAGAATACTAAAGTCATCAAACATGCTTTACCGTGACCATGTTTATTTGAGAATCTCATCATGATATTATAATTGGTAGCATTCTTTGATTCTCTGCTTAATACTTCTCCCTTAACTAAACTTAATTCATCAAAGTTAACATAATTTGAAACTAATGATGACCATTTATGTTTAGTATATGCAAAGTGTTTAAAGAAGTCAAATTCCTCATTTAAAACAGATATGTCAATATTCATATGAACATCAAAAACTTGTAGTGTATCACCATTTAAAAAAGCTTTACCATCTTCAATCCACTCTTGATGATTCTCTAAGAAATCTC